ATCCAGGAAAATGCCGTGCCGTATTCGGAAGCGATCATCAGCTCCGGCGGGCCGGTCGCCTATGTCATCGAGCTGAACGGCGGCGTTGTGAAGAAACTCGGCCTTGCCGTCGACGACAAGGTAACGAACGGCACCATTGCCGCCAAGCTCGGCAAATAACTTTATCCCCGGCGATCGTTGCTTCAACGCCATTTTAGCTGTTGCAGCATTGAGGCGAACCGTGTATCTCCCCACTCGTTCTGCCAAGCAGGGCGCGCGATCTTCTGAAGATAGCGTCAAGGGTACGGAGTGTAGCGCAGTCTGGTAGCGCATCTGGTTTGGGACCAGAGGGTCGGGAGTTCGAATCTCTCCACTCCGACCATTTTAAATCCCCCAAAACTATCGATGGATTGAGACGAGGCTGAGCCGCCTTTTCGCTTGATAACAAAGGGATTCGCGGCTAAGCAGAATCCTATATGCGCTCTGCCCGAAAGGGTCGGGCGAAGACAAGAGAAGCAAGAAAGCGGGTTGTCCCGCTTATTCGGAGGCGCTGCTGCGATGCCTGCCAAGATTTACCGTCCCGCAAAGACCGCCATGCAGTCCGGCAAGGCCAAGACCCATCTCTGGGTTCTGGAATTCGACCAGGAGACCCCGCGCAAGATCGATCCGATCATGGGCTATACCTCCTCGGGCGACACCCGCCAGCAGCTCAAGCTGACCTTCGAAACGCAGGAGCAGGCTGAAGCCTATGCCCAGCGCGAAGGCATCGAATACCGCGTCATCGCTCCAAAGGACGCTACTCGCCAGGTGGTCTCCTATACCGATAATTTCCGCTTCAGCCGCATCCAGCCTTGGACTCATTGAGCCGGGTGTTCATTGCAAAGCCGCCCATTGAGTTCGGCGGCGATTTCAGGCATGTAGTGCCCGCCGCGACCAGCTTGCGGCGCCTTGGCTTCAAGGCCCCTTAGCTCAGCTGGATAGAGCACCTGCCTTCTAAGCAGGTGGTCGCAGGTTCGAATCCTGCAGGGGTCGCCAAACCACATTGTAACTAATTGATTTTCCTATAGGTGCGACCGGGTAGGGTCGAAGGTGCGACCTACATTCTGTTCGACAGGCGTTCCGACGCGCCTCGCGCGAGCTTTTTCTTGTCGGCTTCTTTCGTATAAATCTCAGCCATCGCCAGCCTCGACCATCCAAACATTGCCATCAGCTCATGTGCTGTTGCGCCTTCATCGGCCGCTATGGTCGCGCCGGCCTTTCTCAGGCCGTGGGCTCTGCATTCAACAGGCAGTTTCGCCGCCGTGCACTGCTTGGCGAACCAATTCCCAAACGATGCCCCAGAACTGAACGGCTTTCCGCGCTCCGTCGTTAGGAAAGCCAGATCGCCAGTCGGCGTTGCCTCAATAGATTCCAAAAGCTGCTTGAAGACCGGCAGGTAAACCCATTGCCCGGTCTTCTCCGTGCGAAGTGAAATGACGCCATCTTTCAGATGCTGGCGGCCGACCACAACCGCATCACCGCGGCGCAGTCCCAGAAATAGCAGGATGTCGATCGCAAGCCTGGGTTTTGTCCCGATCGGATGGTGGGCGCGGTATTTTTCGACCTGATCGACGGTCCAAGTATGGAAGCCGTCCGATTTCACATTGACCTTGCTCACGCCCGCAACGGGGCTGATCTCAACATGCTCGGCCTCGACTGCCCATTTGAACAGGTGGCTCATTGTCTTGAGGAAGTTGTTGGCAGCGTTGGGCGTTGCAGCGCGCTTATCGATGCCGGCCTTGATATCGGCCTTCGCCATGCGACCGAAAGGCAGATCACCATTCTTTGCCAACACCTGCTTCAGGATGTTATCTCGAGCTCGTCTCGTGCCAGGCGCGAGCTCGGCGAATGCTGCACTTCGCTTATATTGATCGACCAGCCATTTTAGAGAACCGGTGCGCGTCTTCGGCGCTTCTGGGGTGAAGCTTGATCCAGTCAGAGCCCTCTCATGGGCGGCATTGAACTCGTCGCTCCCATATTCCCCCTTCAGCCGGACGCGCTTCCCCTTCCGCTTGAAATACCAGACAAGCTTTCCGTGGCGGGTTGTCTCGTGCGAGAGGTATGGCTTGCGCGGCATGTCATCCATCAAAGATCAAAACCTCTGATGGGTTCAACATCCTTGCTGCTGTGATTAGTGGGGATATCGGGGGAAACTCTGATGATTTTCCCATTGACTTCGATCTCGACGCGCACGCCTTCGCTTTTGGCGATGTGGGCCATGCGTTTCAGATCGGATTGCTTGACGAGGGCTGAGGCTGTCATTCCGCCTCCTTTGCCTTAGCAAGGGCTCGGATAGATTGGGCGATGCCCCGGCCAACGGAATAGGTGTCTCCGTAATTCTCGGCGAAGCTCGCCACTTCCTCGAACACGTCGCCACGGAATGATCTAAGCAGTCCGATCAGCTCCTCGCGATGGGCAAGGAAAACGGCGCAGCGCTCCTTCTCGTCTTCCAACGCCTTCGCCATTTCGTCGCATAGGGCCTTGAGGGAGTCTCGTTCGGAGCGGAGACTGATGATTTCGTCATCGCCTTTGCTAGCGATAGAGAGAGGGGCGTGGAGTGGAACGACGAGATCCGGATTGCCGAAACGGAAGTCTCCCGGCTCGCTGGGGCCAACGTTCCAAGTTTCGCCGCCATCAAAGCTCCATTTCCATCCGGCCGGCTCTCGGTGGCACACCACGCCGCCGATGGATGAGAGGTAGGCGGAGATGACCTTTGCCATATGCTTTTCGGCGTCACGGACTTCGCGCCAGAATTTCGGAGCGGCCTTCATGGCGGCTGCCAAAGCCGTTTCGTGTGGTATGGTCATCAGTTCGCCTCCTCTTGCTCAGGGGCGATGGCGGCGCGGAAGGCGTAAAGCGCGTCCCCGTATTCCATCATGAGGTTTACTTCGGGGACGCTTTCGCCGTCAACATAGGCATCGGTTGCTTTCAAAAATCGAGTTCCGGTCTGCCGCAACCGCTCATTCTCAGCCCTAAGCGCGGCTATCTCGGCAACCTGCTGACGTGCCTTTTCATTCCAGAAGCGCCACAGACTTTGATCCATGTCGTTTCCGGCTCTCTCGGGTGCGGGGTCGCTTTGGGAGGTGGATAGAACTGCGTCGAGGATTTCGCCAAGAGCTATAGCCGCATCCGCCTGCCCAACCATGACACGTCCCATTTCATTGTTAACGCGGACGGCATTGCGGATCGTCGCAATATGCGGGCGCATCTGTTCAAGGATATCTCCCGCCTTTACGGCCACCGGCTCTTGCACCGCTGCGGGTGGGGGTGGGGCGGCGTAGAGGGGAATAATGTCGACGTTTGGATTCCCAAGGCGCCAGCGATCAAGAACGTCTTTGTCTCGCGTGACGGCAAGACCGTTACCCTTGATCATCCACGCCACCGGCTCCTGCTCCACCGTCCCGGCTCCAAGGGCGGCGCGGTCGATCTGCTTGAAGTAGTCACAATCTTTCGCCTCGAATGCGGAGAAGGCTTTAGCGAACGACTTGGCTACATCGTATTGTCCGCGATAGAAGTTGCCCTCAACGGTATCAACGCCTTTGAGTGCATGAGTCCGCTCGGTGTAATCTTCCGAGAGGAGATAAACCTGCCTCCGGCAAGCGTTCCAGCCATCTTCAGCCGCCTTTGCCAGCCGTTCCCCATCTACGGGCTTGGCGAGATGAGGGAGGGCGGCGGAGATGGCGGCCTCATATGGCTTGACATCGCCATACCCGCTGCCGTGGTGGATCTCAGTCCAATAGGCATGGCGAGCTGCGTCGATCGCTTCCATGGGTATCGTGGTCATGGTTGTTCCTTGGGAGAAAGGGCGCGTAGGGTGGCAATCACGAGCGCAAGCGCCGCCGTTGGTGCATGCGAGCATTTTGCTGACTTCCGGTCGAAGAATTCGAGACGCCGTTCCACAAGGTCACACATCCAAGGGCCTTGATCTCGAAGGATTTCTGCATCCCATTCGGACAGGTTCTCGATGCGCCACCCTGGCAGCACGCGCTCTAGCAGACCAAGTGTGGCGTCGATGGATGCGGTGAAGGCCGGGACGCGCTCACCGTAGGTATCCTTGTGGCATCGCTTGCAGGTGAAGCCGCTGTCGTAATCGTTCCCGTCCTCGATGCAGTAATATTCTGTCTCGCGATGGGCGCAGCCGCCTGTGGCCTCCAGAATGTCCGCATCCAGATCGTGATCTGGTCCCGTCGAATTCTCCAGCGCTGCAATCACCTCTTCAATCTTTTGCATTGGAATAGGCCTCTAGTTTGGAGAGGAAGGAACGGGCGGCATCAAGCGCGGCCCGCGTCTCGGGATAGCCGACAATGACCGCAGTGGCGCTGATATCGATCGATCCTCTGGCAAACGGTTCGATCACTCTCCGCATTTCTTCCAGCAGCCCATCTCTGTCTACAGAGGGATGGGGAGTGGGGGAGATGTAGAGGGGTTGAACCTGGACCATCTTCGAAAGGTGTTCGGCTTTAACCCTGTCGGTTGTGACATCCCAAGATGTGTCGTCTACGGCGTATCGCCACGCCACCGGCTTGCCCGGTAGCAGCGCAAGGGCTGAGAGGATGACGCGCATGTTCTTCGGCTGCGTGGCGATGATGTATTCGCCGTTCTCGCGATTGCCGCAGTATTTCAGCGCCCCGGCAATTTCCGCAATGATCGTGCCATCGCACATGATGTAGCCATTCTCGTTGCCATTGGCTTCAGTGAAGGTATCAAGGGTCCATTTGCCCTTATAGGTGCCCTCCATGGCCTTGGTGATTTGGTCGGATAGTTCCTTGGCTGTGGTCATGGCTGGAATCTCCCGCCGTGCTCAATGGCAATGAGAAGGTCATTGAGAAGACGAACGCACAGCGCCTTGCGGGATTCGGACAGGCCATCCCAAAAATCCATGGAGCCGCCGCGCTGGGCAGCGTATTCCTTATCCCAAAGGGCCATAGCTAGGCGCGCTTCAGCATGCGGGTTGAGATTGCGTCGCTGATCGTCGCTCACTGCTCGATCCTCTCTCTAAGACGGCCGGCAAGCGCCAAGCCTTGATTGATGATGGCCGCTGCGAAAGGTTCAGCTTCGTCTCCCATGTCGGAAAACAGGCCGAAGATCGTCAGGGCGAGAACATGGGGATCGATCCCGGCGCGGCGCCAGAATTCCATCTCGTTCATGGAATGCTGGATGCGGTGCTGGGCCGGCGAGAGCGGAAGTGCCCAGCGATCCGGTGCTTTCGAGCTTTTGCCTCGGCCGTAGTGACCGAGTTGCAGCGCAGGCGACGACAGATGAGCCGCCTCGACGCCGTAGACGCCAGTCACGCAACATGGCAACGCATGGATGAAGGATAGATAGTCCTTGTTCTTCACGGCCTTGCGCTTGGGAACTTCTTGGCGAGGGATATAGGCGATACGAGATGCCATCAGAGCATATCCTCCATATCAAGCTGCGGAGATTTCCGGCGACGGGTTAGAGCTGCATTGACGGCACGGTGGGGAGCATCCCAAGAATTATGACAGCGCTGACAAAGTGCGCGGCACCGATCCGGATCGCCGTGGCTCTCGTCGTGATCCATGTGGGCAATCGTCAGAACGACCTTGCTTCCGGTCACCGGATGAGGATTTCCGTTCTCGGCTCGGCACTCTGGATGCATCGGCGTGCCTTCGCAGCGATTGCCTGCGCGATCGAGGAGGGAGGCGCGGAAGGCTTTCCATTCCTTCGAATGCGTGCCGCCGCCGAGATAGAGCGATTTTCGTTCAGTTCGGATTGGCATCGTCACCGCCTCCATATCCAAGAAGGCCAAAGGCCGGTGCGCTTCACAATCTCAAACAGGCGGTTGCGCTCACGGCGAGCCGAGGCGATTTCCTTACGGAGCCGTTCCGTCGTCTCATCTCTCTTTTCGAGTTCGGTGAGCTTTGACCGGCGGCAGTGAGGATAGCGGGTGAGGTGGCGATGGGCGGAGTTCATGCCGCACCGCCTTTCCGGCCAAGCGCCATATCGACAGCATTGACGGCGTCCTGAACGCTCATGATGATGGCGAGGGTGGAGTCATCAATCTCGCAGCCGAACTGCATCTCGGCTTCCATGACGATTTCGATGGTGTCCAGGCTATCAAGACCGATGTCTTCGTCGAATAGCGCCTCTGGCTTGATAAGGTCACCGTTGACGCCGGTGCATTCGATGATGATCTTCTTTACCTTGTCGAAGGTGGTCATGCCGCGCTCCCAATTTCACTGACAATGCGGTAGACGCGCCGAGCCTCGTCGACGCTGCGGATCTCGGCGGTGTGATATTCCTCAACGCCGAGAACGTGGGCGATCATCGCGTACAACTCGCGCCGGCCGTAACGACCGGACTTCCAGATCGGATCAAGGATGCGATGAATATGGCTCCGGGCTTCCTTGATCTCGCGCGTCGGGATGCACCCGAGCGGGTTCGTGCGGTTCTTGGTCTTGTGGTGACAGCCGACGAAATTCTTGCAGGCGTCGCATTTCCAGAACGGAAGCGCTGCGAGATCGCCGCGGTGCGGATAAATTTCCTTGCCGTCCGTCAGTCGAGCCTGAACTTCAGCCTGGCAGCCGCAGCAGAAGATTGAACGTGTCTTGCTCATGCCGCGCGCTCCTGTGATTCCGGTTCGGTCCAGACGACACCCTTTTCAGCGCCGTAGGCGTAGATTGTTTCAATCAAATCGCTCATCTGCGACTTGGTGAGTCTGGAGGACCGGAACCCGGTCGGGAAAGGCTGACCGTTCAAGCCCATTTCGAATTGGACCGAGTGACCACAGGCGTGCATGAACAGCGTTTTCCATACCTCTGGGGTATGTCTGCGACCGTCTGGCATTGCGCGGCTGACATCGGACAGCATCGCCCAGAGCTTCGAATTTTGGTCGACTGATCGGGTGGCCTCACGGATCGTGAGAACCGCGCCGGCCGGGGCCTTATCGATAAGGCCCTTGGCGAATAGACGCTGGCTTTGACCGTGGAGTATGACTGTCTGGCTCATGCGACCGCCTCAAGCATCTTCTTGATTTCCAGCGCGTCACCGGGATGACGAGCCCAGAACTGGCGAAGCGGCTCGCGATTGGCATCACGCCACTTGAGGATCTTTTCCTTCGGCTCAGCCTTGATGAACTCGGCAACGCGGTCGGCAAACTCACCAACCTTCACGTTTTCCAGCGCCCAGTTGTCGCCCCAGGTCACAGTGATGGTGTCCGCGCCGCCGATGGCCTGAAGACGGTTCTGTGTCTTTTCGTGCTCGACGATCTCGGAAGCCGACAGGTCAAGCACCTTGGCCCGGTCCATCTCGGCTTCATCGTACATGCCGGTGAACTGCTCAGGCCAGCCGGCCCGCAACGCCTGCATCTCGGCGCACTTGGCGATCATCAGGCGCGGCATGCGGCACCAGTTGCCGGAGCTATCCAGAACCTTCTTGCCACTCGGCTTGCGCTTGCCGGCGCCCTCGTCATAAACCCATTCGTCGGAGACGGGCGCAAACTCTTCCCAGAAGGCCTGTCCAACGACCTTGAACCATTCGCCGGACTTCTGGTCCTGCTTCCAGAGATATGTCGTAGCCGAGACGATGCCCTGCGGGTTCAGTGGCGACATCAGCGCTTTGTCGGTATCGTAGGTAACCGGCTCGCTGGCGGGCCGATAGTCGCCGCAGCGCTGGGCAATAACGCGCTGGCCGTCGCGGCTGATGATGATAGTCATCTTCCGCTTGTCGGCGTTGCCCTTGTTGAAGACCATGGGAATGATCTGACCCAGGAACGGGTCGAGACCCTTCGCGTTGGCAACCTCAAGATAGAGGTTGAATTCGTCGGCGTTGGTGTCCTTGGCGACGGTCGTCTTGACGAGCGCGATCTGCCGTGAGGTCATATCAAAGCGGGTGATGGCGTTCATTATCGTCTCCTGACGGTGAGGCTGACAGAGCCGTTATCGAGGGTGGCACCCGGAACGGGTTCGTTCGCTTTGAGCGCCGCGCTAAGGGCTTTCTTGTCGAGCTTTGGAGCAGGACGCTCTTGCTCGACCCAGAACCGGGCCGGAATGTCGGATTCCGTCTCGATGATGAGGGAAGGCGCACGGGTGGCGAGTGAGATAGTCGCCGTCGAAAGCTTCATGGCCTTCTGTTCGGTGGCGATAAGAGCCTGTTCGATCAGCGCCCGGATGCGCTCGGCTCTGTCAGCCTGCATCTTCTTGCGGGCATCGAAGGCCTTGATCTTTTCATCCAGGCCGATGATCAGGATTTCGCACTCGTCGATCTCGGAAAGTGCTTCCTCAAGCGCTTCAGCAAGGTTCGTCTGGCCTTCGATGCTGTCGGTGACCAGATCGGCATCTTCCGAGAAACCTTGATCATGCAGGTTCTGGATTAGGCGCTTGGCTGCTTCCGTCTGGATCATGACCATGCGGTCGGCAGGCATGGGAGATTTTACCTTTTCCATGCGACATCCTCCTGCGTGATAAGCGCCTGCTTCCGATAGGCTTCATTCGCACTGTCCAGCGCCCCATAGCTGATCGAGATCATGAGTAGGGTAAGCATCGCCATGGCAAAGAACTGCTCTTTGGCGGTGAAGGTGATGAGAGGGGCGGCCTTGGCAGGAGCCGCGCGGCATTCAGTTGGCCGGCAGTTGCATTCGACGCCTCGGAGATGGCAATGGATCATGACCGGACCCCGCGCATTTCAAGCCACTCGTGATACTGAGCGCGGCATTCGTCATTGCGCCAGCGAAGCCGAAGAGGATGGCCTCGACTTTCAAGCCTTTGACGTTCGGCTTCGATCTGCTCGGGCTTGGTGATGTATCCGGTACCGACGCGGTTGTTTGTCCAAACGCGTCCAGATATTGGATTAGACCCATAAAGTGGGTACGTGGCGATGTGCTTGCTCATAGTCATTCCGCCGCAACAGAGTGAACGGAGCCGGTAGGGCTGATCTCGGGGATGCGGGCCATCGGCATGCCGCGACGGCGGCGAAGGGCCGGGACGAACTCGGAAAGCTGACCGGAAACGGCATCGGTCCAGTCATTCGCGGCCTGCTTGCCGTGCGTGGTGCGGTCGTCTTCGATCTGCTTGACGATCTCAGTGAAGAGAAAGCCGCCGACCGGATCAGAACTGTTGATCCGGCTCGGGCGCGTCAGCGTGGTCTTGCCAAGCTGGATCGATGAGACGTAGAATTCGCTGTCGTCATAATTCGCGCTCTCAAGCGTGGCTTCTCCGTAGAAAAGAACGCCTTCGCCGTAGAGGGGGATTTTCAGTTCTTCGAATGTGAAAATATGAGTTGTCATCGCACCGTCCTCGGTTGATCACTTTCGAAATCCGCTGCAGTAAAGAGCGGATGCCGAAGGGGATCAGGATGCGCGGAGACTACGAGTTGAGCCGTGGAAGGCCTCCTTCTCGGCCTTAGCCGCAGCCAGGACAGAGGCATTCGCAGCGCGGATTTCCCAGAGGCGAGACTTGTCGCCTTCTGCCATCATGAAGCGATGAGCTTCAGCGTAGTTGCCAAAGTTGCGGATTTCGTTGCTGGTGCTGATTGCCTTGAACATCTCATCATCCTTCGCTTCAGAGCCAGGTGGCTCGGTAGTGGTTGGTATGAGGATGTTGTACAGTTAAACTAACGACTGTGCAATAGGGTGGCGACAAAAATGTGCAGTTAAACTAACTTTAGTTGAGCGACGCGTCGAATCAAGGCTTACCTTCAAACACGAAAAAGCCCGCTCAAGCTCTCTATGCTTGGCGGGCTGGTTTCGGGGCGCTTCCTGCTTATCTATTGAACCGGAGCGGCGACCACTTGGCGATGATTATGTCGCTGATGCGAATTGTCGTGTCGCCATCGCCAGAAATCTCGATATCCTCTTGCCATCGGTCATCGTAGCTTTCGGGCCGCAATATGCTGTTGCCGTCGATAAACAGCAGTCGCTTCGCCGTGTATTCGTATCGGCCATGCTGTTCGCGAATGACCACGACCAAATCGCCGTTCCCTGGTATCAGCCCAGCTTCGAGGACGTTCACGCAATGGATGAACTCGCCATCGGCGACAACGCGATTAACTGAGTTTCCGGAGACTTTATAGAGCCGCTGAGCATTTGCCGGATAGTCGGGATGCGGCGCGACCGGCACGCCGAAAGGAACGAACTCTAAGCTCTCTTCCTTCCATAGGCCGGCGGCTACTTCGCCGATCACCTTCAGACCAATGCTGTCATCGCCAATGCCGCTCTCAAGCCATTTGAACGGTTTTGCCGTAGCCTTCGCTATAGCTAACAGAGTTGTATGGCGCGGACGAACCTCGCCAGACTCCCATTGCGCGACGGCCCCGCGTGTCTTTCCAACAGCGTCCGCAAGTTCCTCTTGCGTCAGGCCAGCGTCTTTGCGGGCTTTGAATATGCGAGCGTTCAATTCCATAAATGTATCATATCGCGCTGTTTCGTCGCAATCTTCGATAGTCTCACTTGACGCGATGTTAGTTAAACTGTACATCTGATTAAACCAACAGAGTGAGCATCTACAATGAAGACAGGTATGGAGGCGGTGAAGGAAAGTGTTCCTTCATTGGCCCATCTAGCAAGAGAACTAGGCGTTACACGCGGCGCGGTGGCGCAATGGAATCGTGTCCCCGCCGAGCGAATTGCTGACGTGGCCCGAGTGACCAAGCTGTCTTTCGACGTGATCCGCCCTGATCTCTTTGCCGCAGGTGCAGCATGACCGGCGCACTTCTAATCAGTCATCCCGGCACTTTGATCGTCGATAAGATCGTTAAGAGCATTTCGAAGCTCAACGGCTGTCTTCAGCCCCATGACGAATCGGCCGCCCGTAAATCCGCTTCGGTATGCGGTCGGCGCGCGTCCGAGGCCGATCACGATAAAGCCGCCGATGACGGATCGTTCCGCGACAAAATCAACAAACTCAGCGTCTCCATTCCCATCGCTTTGATGGCTTTCCTTCGTCGGCATGTTCTCTCCCATAAGTTAAATGCGGTTTATCATGAATACTCGCATTGGGCGAGGGTTGCCTAAATGATCTCCTCCAAAACCCTCAAAGATATTGTCTCCGAAGCGCGCCCAATCATTGAGCGGCAGATTGACGATGCAGAGCGCATTTCTGGTTTCCGCGAAGTTGTCGCATCGGCCGGCGGCGACTGGGGCGCACTCAAGGCGCTGATTAAGGCCCAGATCCAAGATGAACGCGACGAGACCGGCGACGGCAAACGCGTGAAGAAGATTTTGGACAAGGCAGAGTTCGCGACCGGTTACGCCGACATGCTCAGCTGGTCGAAGATGAACGAGAATAATTTTTCTGCCGAGGAAGAATTTGACCCGATTACGGGCGAATTCCTTGAAGACGAACAGCCGGAAACGGCAAACGAGACGCCCAAGCAGGTATACGGGGACAGTGGGGCAGAGGCGACGGCCCTTCCGAGTCAGTCTGTCAATATTCCTGCCGGCGGGGATGAAGCTTCGAAGATCGACGGATCGGACGAGCAATGCCCCGCCGACAACAATCAGCCGGAAACGGCAGCATTCCAAGCGAAAGCCAATGATGAAGCATGCGAGACAGGTCCGTATGAGGGCCGCGCGGAGGCTTCGGCCGATGCATCCGACGGTGTGGAGTTGGTGAGTAGGGTTGTCGATGGCCGAACATCGACTGCAACGTCTGAGGGAATGGACGCGACAGCCGGAGAGACGGCACTCAATTCCGAGATTGCTACGGCCTCTCAAGGCGAAGCCGAAGCCCCCAGCGTCGAGCGCGTAAGCCCAGCCGAGACCAACACAGGCAGCGCCGCCGCCAACACAGGAGGCGATCATGAAGTAGCTGTTACCCAGTCGTTCGCCGCACAGGCCGGTGCCTCTGTTCAGGTCGCACCGGCCGCTAAGCTTCGAATTGCTTCCCGAGAATTGGAGGCAACCGAATGACCTGTCAAAACCGCAAACCCATCCCAAGCCATTACATCGGCTGCCCCAAATGCTGGAAGCCGCTGTCGATCGCAGAGCAGATCGAGAAGCATTGCGAAGAATGCGCGATGGACGTTCGGCCGGAACAAATCGCAGATCGGAGAGCAGCATGAGCATTATGAGTTGCACCTTCGCTGAAGCATGTCTGGTGGCCGTGGTCGTCATCTGCTTCTCGGCCACCTTCCTCTGCGCCTGCGCTTGCTGCCTATCTGGTCGCATCAGCCGTGAACAAGGAGATAGCGAATGAGCTACTTCCTCCTCGGCCTTCAATACTGCGCCGGAGCCTTTGGCATGATCATGGTGGCAGTCATCGCCGGTAGCATCGCCTATTGGCTGTTCCGCCTGATCTACGGCCAGAGCCTCGCCAGCAAGTCGGATGAGGAAGCCGGCGCTCCCGAGGGCGAGATCAGCCACGTCAACCGCGAGGACTTTTGAATTTCGATTGAGCGCGTCCGTCCCCCAACTCCGCGCGCTCAAGACTGGTCCAGATCTTCCTCCTCCGGGGTCTGGACCAGGACATTTATCCTCGGTCGAGCGCGGCCAAGCCTCATTACGACGGCGGCAACTGCGCTCCCAAGGGGAATGAAGGCGGCCGGTTCCTGGCGGGGATCACCGGCCGCAGCAAGATCGACCATGGCGGCGCGTCGATCTTGCGGAAATGGAATTACGGTTTGCCCAGACGGCGGGCCGGCGACCAAGGGCGAAGGCCCTGCAAGGCTTTCCCCTTGGTCGTGATCATCGAACTTCGATCCGTGGCTCATCTGCGGCTCCTTTAGCAAGAGCAAGATGAACCAGGGAAAATGTCATGGGTGACAAAAGTTCTGTCAGGAAAAGCAAAATGTCTGTCGCGTACGTCAACGAAGCAAAAGGGATGGCTGAGTATCTCCTCTCAAGGGAGTTCCGCGGCCCCGGCGATACGATCGAAGCGGCCTCCCACCGCGCCGAGATCAAGTATCGCGTCCCTGCATCATTTCTCCTTCGGCTGAGAAACAGAACCGTGAAGGACATGCTTGTGTCCAATTTCATGGCGCTCGCCGCTGGATACATCAAGGCAACCGAAGCGGTGGATAGGGCCTACGAACATGAAAAGTCTTTGGCGGTTAATCCGGCGATCCTGCGGCTGGCTAGTCTTGTGGCTGGCTCGGAAAGTGAGGCGTGAGTGATGCAGGAAGCAATCGAGGTTCTCGACTTATTCAGCGCCGCGGCTGGTGGTTGGTCGCTTGGCATGCACCGTGCCGGCTTCAATACCATAGCCGCATGTGAATTCGTCGACTGGCGCCGCGCGCTTTATCAGGAGAACAATCCCGGTGTCCGAATCTACGACGATGTCCGCACGCTCACAGCAGATCAACTTCTTCGAGATTTCGGACGACTTCCGTCCATTGTCGTCGGAAGCCCCCCCTGCCAAGACATCAGCAGCGCCAACACCAAAGGCAAAGGCGTCGAAGGCGAGCGCAGCGGCCTCTACTTCGAAGCTGTCCGCATTATCGGAGAAGTCCGCCCTCGTTGGTTCGCTCTTGAAAACAGCTCTAATCTCAGAACTCGGGGAGCTGACGCCGTCCTCGCTGCATTGGAAGCACTCGGCTACGCCTGCTGGTCGTTTGTGGTCCGTGCTGGTGACATCGGAGCCAATCACGAACGGCCCAGGTGTTGGATCATCGGGTGCGACGTCGAGCAAGTTGCCTACCCCGATGGCCTCGGACGGAATGAAGGATGGGGCAGGGGGCGGTGCGGGTTCGACCTATCCATTTCGGATGATACTGTCTACGCCGCGGGCGTCGGACATGAAGGCTGCTGGACACGGGGCGACGGGGCGAACAGGAACGGTTCGGCACATGTTGCACGAATCCTACCTGCCGACGCCGCGCGCTTCGGAAGCTTATCACGGGCCGGATATGACCTCGCACAGCCCGAACATCAAAGCGAGGATGCAGAACAACGATCCACGGTGGTCGGGAGCGAGGGCGCTTGCGGATATCCTTCAGAGCCATGGTCTGACTGGAACCACGGCATTACCGGTCACTTACGGCTGGATGATGGGCTTTCCGCCTGGCTGGCTGGCACTCGCGTTGCGCTCGGCACTCCAAAAGGGACATCTGCAGCAAGTCTCATCGTCGAAGCGTTCGGGGACGCTGTAGTCCCCCAAATACCGGAAGCAATAGGCCGCGCGATCCTTCGTACTGAGCGAGCCCTGGCCGTCGCCTACGGGAGGATCGCAGCATGACCGAACCCTCCGAGATGATTCAGTGGTTAGACAAGCGCATAGCCAGCGCCATGACCTGGCTCGACGATCACGGCCGCAGTTCCAAGCGTCCTCGTCCTGAAGGCGAGATCGCCACCAAGCTCGATGACGTGTCGAAGTTTGAGGAGATCAAGGCGGCTTATGTGAAGGCGCTCGCGAAGAGGGATGCATTATGACCGTTGTCGCCTCAAAATATGCTCGCGTCGAAAACGACCTATACCAAACAGAACCATGGGTGACTGAGGCTCTATTGCGCCACTTCCCCGTTGCGGGGCTTGATGTGTGGGAGCCGGCCGCTGGCAATCATCTCATGGCTGACGTTATCGCAGAGCAGGCAAGCTCCGTCTATACATCGGACATCGCGACTTACGGGCGCCAGCATGACAAGGCTTTCGACTTCCTCAAGCCGCATGGCTCATGGCCGGCGCTGGATGCCATCATCACGAACCCACCATACGGTAAAAGCAATCGCGATGCGCGTCTCTTCGCCGAGTATGCGCTTACGCGGTGCAAAGGTCTGGTCGCGCTTCTTCTCACGGCCAAATTCGATTTCGGGAATACACGCACCCATCTATTCGCCACCAATGCTCGCTTCGCCGCCAAGATAACCCTCGTCGATCGCATCAGTTGGACGCTCGACGGTGTGACTGGCACCGAAGACCATGCTTGGTACGTTTGGACCGAAGCGCCACGTCTGCCGCGCTCGCCTGTCATTCTTTATGACGGGAGGAGAGCATGACCTTCTCAGAAGCCTTCACTCTCCACGGTCCAGATTCCATAGCCATCAGCGAAGCTATGGATGTCCCAGAATACGTCGCTGATCATTTCATCAACGAAGCAATGGAAGCCATACACACGCAGAAGGTAAAGCGGGAAGCCCGCAAAGCCTACCAGCGTGAATGGGTGGCGAAGACCCGTTCCAATCTGCGCGAGATCCGCGCCGGGAGGCAGGGATGAGCGAAGTCATGACCCGCGAGGAATATCAGATCGCCATCGCCAAGCCGAAGCGCGGGAACAAATTCGGAGCCAAGCGCACGCTGGTCGACGGCATCTGCTTCGATAGCAAGCGCGAGGCAGCATACTACGCCGCCCTCAAGCTTCGTGAGCGGGCGGGCGAGGTCACTGACGTTGAACTGCAAGTTCCCTTCGATCTCATCGTCAACGGTGTTCTCGTCGCTCGTTACATCGCCGACATGGTCTTCTTCGACCACGTCGTACACCACCAGCGCATTATTGATGTGAAAGGCTGCGTGACACCTACGTTCAGGCTCAAGGCCAAGCTTATGAAGGCTTGCCACGGCATTGAGATCGAGGTGGTTCGATGAGAACGCTACCGCCGATATCAATCAGCAACGGCATTCTTTCGACGCTGCTTAAGGATGATGAGTGGCAGAAAGGAAAATTGTGCCGCCGTGCCAGGATCGCCAGATCGGAGTTAATCGAGCGCGAGCAAGAAGATTTCGCGGATGTGGAAGATCAGGTATCCGCAGTCGCCGACATGCTGGAAAGCCCAATTGAGCAGGTTGCTGCCTATCATCTTCTTGGACGAAACTACGCTCCATTCACAAGCGCAGGCGCCGTCTACGCTCGGGTTTATAGAGATCTTCCAGAGCAGTGGCCGGAAGGCGTCATCATCGCGATCGTGCCACAGGTTGAGATTGGCCGCTACCGTGTCGATTTCATGGTTCACCTTCGGAACGGTGCGAAGTTCGCAATCGAATGCGATGGCGAGGAATACCACGACGATATCAAGGACGGTCTCAGAGACGCAAAACTGACCGCGTTCTTCAAGCTTCCCGTCCTTCGGTTCACCGGTTCATCCATATGGGAAAGCCCGCTCTGGACGAATGAGGTCCGGAAGATGGTGTTCATGCTTCTTGGCATGCGGAATGCAGAAAGGGTCAATCGCCGTGGCTGATCTCCCCTGCATGCCGTTCTGGACCGATGCCTATCTTGCTGACACTCAGCACCTGACGACGGAAGAGCATGGCGCATACCTGCTTCTGCTCTTTCAGGCTTGGCGCTCGCACGACTGCTCCTTGGCCGACGACGACGACATGCTTGCTCGCCAGGCGCGCGTTTCCGCCGCGAAGTGGAAGGGCATGAAGACGATCATCATGGCCTTTTGGACGCTTGATAAGCGCCGGAAAAGATGGGTGCAGAAGCGTCTAAAAATCGAACGCGAAAAAGCTACCATCAAGAAGGCCAAAGCGCGCGATAGCGCTGCAAGCCGTTGGAATTCAAAGGAAAAGGATGATGCGAACGCATTGCGAACGCAATGCTACCCTGAACCTAATCCTGAACACATCGAAAGATCTAAAGATCTTTCTCTAAGCGCTAGCGCGCCGAAAAAATCAGATCTCGAAATAATCAGGGGGAAGTTCATCGATGCATGACCTCGTTTCCGAAGATATCTTCGACCGCCTTCCAGAGCGCTATCGCCGTAGGGCCAGAGAGATCGCCCAGCGTGTTGCCGAGATCGATCGGCTGATGGAGCGTTGCAAGCCTATCGCCATCCGAGACGCTGCTATCCGCCTTCGTGGCCAGTTGCGCCCGCAGCCAGGTATCGAGATCGGAGACTTCGCTGAGGAGTTCCGCCAGGCATGCGCCGATCTTCCGGAATGGGCGGTATCCGAGGCCACGAACGATTTCCTTGGCGGACGGGTTGAAAACCATACCGGCCAGTTCATGCCGACATGTGCGGAGTTTGCCAAGCACGCCAGATCGATCACCGCCCCGTTCTGGGGTGAACGGTTGGGCCTGCGCCGGGAAGCTCAGAAGCTCTTCGACAGAGCCGAGGACGAGCGCCGCCGCATGCAGATCGCCGTCGAGCGAGCCAAGCCAGGGCACCGTGAATGGGTTCGGAAGCTTGCTAAGTCAGTCACAGCCGGAGCGCCAGTGATCACCAGCCGCAAGCAGGCTTCAACCGATCCAGAGACGCAAGCCAAGCTCGACGCTCTCAAGGCAAAGCGTCCCGAGCCGCAATCGAAACTCCCACAAACCAGCATGGTACGAGGATCCAAGCGATGAACATCCAGTTTGAAACCAAGCACTACCAGACCGGCGCCGAGATGATCGAGGAAGCCAGGGCGCGCCGCAAGCGGTTCGAGATTGCTGGGCGTCTGGCGAAGATGAAGAGGCTCGCGCCGCCGCCAGCCCCTGAACCGGCGGTGAAGACAGTCGTCGCCCCGAAGCCTCCGCTCTGGGATCAGTTCAGCTTGAACTTCGATGCCCACATCACCGAGTGGCACATGCGGAAGGTAAACCCGCCGCTGACCTATCTCAAGGACCGATGCGCTGAACTCGGATGGTCGTTCACCGTCATCATCGGGCCGCAGCGCCGGGACAAGGTCGTCGAGGTTCGCCATCAGCTGATGTGGGAAATCTCTGAGCGGTTCCGGATCAGCTTGCCGCAGATTGGTCGGCTATTCGGCGGCAGGGACCATTCTACTGCACTTTATGCGATCAGGAAAGTCGAAGCGCGGATGGTGGAGGCGCGCGCATGACCAATCGATACGCAGCATATCCACATCGCCTCCCAAGCGGCCGGTACTGGGCAATGATCCGCATGTGCCGTGACGCTCACCCGTCGCCGATCATGGCCGAAGGAGAGCGCCCCAAGGTTTTCCAGACGAAGGGTGAGGCTGCCGAAGAATGCTTGCGGCACATGGTTGCCTTCATGAACGGCCGGGAGATCCGCGGCGAAGTGTTCGACGGGCCTTCGGTCAAGGAGGCCAAGTTCGCGCGGGCTGAGAAGCTGTTTCGGAAAGACGCGGTTATGGAGATGGCGCGATGAGCAAGACCTATGTCATAGCCGATATCCATGGGAGATACGATCTCCTGCATGCGGCCCTTCAGCGGATTGAAGCGAACCAATCGGGCGGAACTGTCGTCTTCACTGGTGACTATATCGATCGCGGCCCGGCGTCAAAACAGGTTCTAGACCGTCTAATGTCCGGACCCACAGACGAGCGTTGGCGCTGGGTCTGTCTGAAGGGAAATCATGAGGACATGATGGTCGCATGCCTGCGTGGGCAGGCCGATCTGCCTTGGTGGATCGGAAATGGTGGCCGGGAAACTCTTCAATCGTTCGGTGGCGAAGTATCGGAGAAATACATCCAGTGGGCTGATTCTCTCCCGCAATACTTTTTAGACGGCAAACGCGTCTTTGTCCATGCGGGCGCAGACCCGACCAAAAGAATGGCAGAGCAAACAGAGGCTATGATGCTTTGGTCTCGATGCTCCAGGCATCAGGATATTGCACATCCGGAAGGATACGTCGTCCACGGACACACTCCATTCGAAGATGGACCTGTCGTTCTTGAGGGGCGGTGCAATCTCGACACTGGTGCAGTCTGGACCGGAAAGATGGCCGTTGCCGTCTTCGACGATGACATCCCTGGGAAACCAGAGCGAATTTTCACGATCGTAGCATAACCGAGCGGCGGCTCGAACACGAGGGCAATGAAATGGCGGAACCGAAGAAGACACGAAAGCGGCCGGCGCGGACGTTCAAGGGACTGGTAGCAGCAAATACGGAGTTGGACGGCCTCGGCAACCAGCATTCCAAGGTAAAGCTGATCGAGATCGACAATCCGCATTACAGCAAAGCGCACGCTGGCGCCGTGGGTAACCCGAAGACCATAACGGCGGCAATGAACCTACGAGAAAGCCCGATCGCCATGATGGCGGCGAAGGGGCACATCGAGCCTCACCAACTTCAGGCGGCCGACAAGTTCCGGCGCTTGTGGGAATCGCTCGGCGGATCTGGCGCTGGATCATTCGATTACAGCCGGGAGCCGGTCGATGGCGGCGGCACGCGCGAGCCGATAACCGATAGGCAGATCGACGCAGGATTCGCTCTCAAGGCATGCCAGAGTGCATTGGGCCCAAGGCCATACGACATCGTCAGCAAAGTGGTGGGGGAAGGGCGCACGATTACAGAACTTGGCGCGTCAAAGCGCGAGCGCCATACCTTAGCCGACTACCTACGAAATGCCTTGGACGATTTGGCTGTGCATTGGGGCTTCCAGAAGAGAAAAACACCAGTGAATTCGCGATAGGCGGTATTGTCAAGGTTAACCTTGCGAGGTATGTAGTGGATATGGTGGTGATTTGCGCAATGCGCAGTGAAATTCACCTGAACCAATTCGAGGCGAATGCCGGCGAGACTACAGGCTTTGATGTCTCGCCAATCCTTGTCGCCTCAACGAGGGTGCCTCCTGTTAGCCAAGCGCAGGTGCAGAAAAATGTGGATATGCCCACATAGGCCAGAGCAATTCAGTTTAGCGCCATAGAGCCCGTCACCGGATTGTCACCCGGTCGACGGGGTTTCGTATTTCCCCACGCAATCAATCCAAGGAGAGTGCTGATGCGCACGATCACCGAGCATAAGGTCAACCCGGCCAACGACAAACTTCTTATCGAGGTAGTGGATGAACCTGGCGCCGGTGGCGCGAACCACGAATATGTTGTGACGCTTCCGCCTGTCGATGGGGCAGCCAAGGCCTTCCATATCAGTTTTCAGAATGGCCCAATCAACGAGAATGGCGTGAACGGTTTGACGCAGGAAGTCTTGCTGGCAATCGTTGCCGACCGTCTGCGTTCGTTCCAAGCAGGCCCATACTCGTGCCGCGAAAATGCGCTCGCTCTTACCAAGATTGAAGAGGCCCAGCATTGGCTTCATAGTCGTACCCTGGCGCGTATGCAGCGCGGCGTTGAAGGTACCCACCAGAAGTGATTTATTCAGCCCGATCGGCATAACTGCTGATCGGGCTTTTGCGTTTCACAACCGAGAGGCAAGCATGGTTGAAAATCAAGCCGCCTCCGTTTTGAGAGACAACGCCGATTTCGCCAGCCTCGATCACTGTTGCTACATGCGTCGCGCCACTGCGGAAGACGGCCGGCTATGCTGGGTCCTGTTCAACAGCGATGGTGACGCGGAACTGGCGACGGACACCCGCAGTGATGTGTTCTTCTATGCTCATAAGCGTGAGCTGAAAATGATGTGGCTGAATTAGGTGACACTGGAGATTTCAATGACCCTCGCAGAATTCAAAGCTTGGTTTGAAGGATTCACGGAAACGTTGGAAGCCGCACCAAATGAAAAGCAGTGGGAACGGATCAAGGCTCGCGTGGCTGAGATCAACGGGACGGTGACCACATATCCGGTCTTTGTCGATCGGTATGTTCCGCCGTATCGCCCTTGGTACGGCGGTACGCCGCTCAATCCTACCTTCTATAACACCAACACTTCGTTGGACGTGAAGTCCACGATCGGCCTGAACGGCGATCAGGTCGGCGCATCCTATTCAGAGCAGCCCATCTTCAATGCTTCGGCCGCCATGATGGATCTCGGTAAAGCCGAGTATCAGTCTTTGTCATCTTAGCCATCTTCTGAATGGAGCGGAGTACTCCGCCCTAATCCGCCGACATTAGGAACAAGGCTTCGTTCGTGGCCAAGAACCATCCCCGCCGCTCCGGGGTCGTCTCCCTTCATATTCGGCGTTAAGCGAGCCAGTCGGTAATCATTCAAATCTAAAGTAGGCGTTTGTAGATGGCGCAAGGTGTAAAAACGGGCGGCCGAAAAAAAGGCACCCCGAACAAAACCACGGCTGTCTTGAAAGACGCGATCTTAGAGGCTGCAACGCTCTCTGGCGGTAAAGACGGGCTGGTTGGATATTTGAAGAAACAGGCATCCGAGAACCCGGCGCCGTTTCTAGCGTTGCTCGGGAAGGTTCTTCCTATGCAGATCGCAGGAGATCCAGACAATCCCATCCACACCGTAACCCGCATTGAGCTTGTCGCTCCTGGCCATGACGACAGCACGACTTGAAATCCCTCCAAAGCTTCTGTCGGTGTTCTCCGGTGAGGCAGATGTAAGAGGAGCAAAAGGCGGCCGCGGTTCTGGCAAGACGCGGACTTTTGCGAAGATGACTGCCGTTCGCGGCTACATGTGGAGCAAAGCAGGGCGCGAAGGCATATTGCTCTGCGGCCGCCAGTTCATGAACTCGCTGGATGATTCCTCGCTTGAGGAGATCAAGTCCGCGATCCGATCTGAACCATGGCTGGAAGCGCATTACGAGATCGGTGAAAAATACGTTCGGACCAAAGACGGGCGCGTCTCATACAAGTTCACCGGCCTTGATCGTAACATCGACAGCGTCAAATCAAAATCCCGCATTCTTCTGTGCTGGGTTGATGAGGCAGAGCCGGTTACCGAAGAGGCTTGGGTAAAGCTCATACCGACGCTTCGCGAGGAAGACAGCGAGCTTTGGCTTACCTGGAACCCTGAGCGCAAGAATAGCGCCACCAATAAGCGTTTCGTGAATTCCACCGACCCGAGAACCAAGATTGCGACAGTGAACTGGCGCGACAATCCTTGGTTTCCGAAGATTCTCGATCGTGTCCGTCTCAAAGATCTGAACGAGCGACCAGAGCAATATGATCATATCTGGGAAGGTGGATACAAGACAGCGATAGAAGGCGCCTATTATGCCAAAGCTTTGGCTCAAGCGCGCCTAGAGGGCCGGATAGGTCATGTTCCTCGCGATCCGCTTATGCCGCTCCGCGCTTATTGGGATATCGGCGTCAGCGATGCAACCACGATCTGGTTGCCGCAGCTGATCGGAATGGATGTCCGATTCATCGACTATTACGAGGTCGAGAACCAGCCTCTAGCCGCTCATGTTGAATGGATGCGCTCGAGCGGATACGGGAACGCCGTCTGCATCTTGCCACATGATGGCGAACATAGAGATGCAGTGACGGCGATCCGTTATGAGGACCATCTACGAGCCGCCGGATTCGAAGTCCGTACGGTTGCCAACCAAGGTAAAGGCGCTGCGATGAAGCGCGTTGAAGCTGGCCGCCGCGTTTTCCCGCGCCTCTGGTTTGATGAAAAGAAATGCGCCGCCGGAATTGACGCTCTAGGCTGGTATCACGAAAAGCGTGATGAAAATCGTGGCGTCGGTCTCGGGCCTGAGCACGATTGGTCATCGCACGGCGCCGATTCCTTCGGGCTCGCCTGCGTGGATTACGAAGAGCCTTATTCGCCGGCCTCGCGCCGCAGATACTCGGGACGTTCGTCCTCCTCAAATTCCTGGATGGCTGGTTGATGGCTGACGACAACACGACCGATAGCGGTGCGTCGATCAGCGCATCGTCTGACATGGACGATCTGAAGCGCAAGCTCATTGGCTGGTTCAAAGAGGATATCACGCACGTCGTGGAATGGCGCAAGGAAGCGCGCGAGGACTTCAAATTCTACGCCAACGACCAATGGGACGAAAAAGACCTTCAGGTTCTCCGCGAGAATGGCCGTCCGGTGATGACGTTCAACCGCGTCGGCCCAGTCGTCAATGCGGTTACCGGTTCCGAGATCAACAATCGTCGTGAGGTTCGCTATATCCCCCGCGAAATGGGAGACGCCGAAGCCAACGAAGTTCTGACGGCGGCTGGCGAATGGTTCCGCGATCAGTCCGGCGCCGAAGATGAAGAATCCGACGCGTTTCACGATACAGTCGTCGGCGGGATGGGCTGGACATCGACGCGCCTTGATTATGAGTGCGAACCGGATGGTGCGCCGAAGATCGAGCGCCTTGACCCTCTGAAAATGGTCTGGGATTGCAGCGCGACGAAAGCCAACATCGAGGACGGTCAGCGCTTCTTCTATGTCGACCAGAAGCCTTGGACCGAAGCTGAGGACATGTTCCCCGACGTGCCGCGCGAAGAATTGCATGCGGCATGGGCCGAAACTCTGACGACTGACCCGACCGGGCCACACGATCAGACGGAAGCGAACTTCTACACCGGCACGCAGAATGAGTTTGCCGACGGTTATCCGCGCAAGATGTGTACCATTGTGGAAGCCCGCTGGCTTGAGCGTGAACCATATTGGCGCGGCCCGGATATTGCCCAGCCTGGACAGATGCGCGAATATGCCGAGCAACAGGTTCAGCTTATCAAGCGCAATATGCCAAGCTTCAAGGCGGTTCGCCAGTATCGCAAGGTCGTTCGGCGCTGCTTTATCGGTGCCCGTATTCTTGCGCCCGTCGATGCACCCCAGGTTCCTGACGGTCTGATCGGCTGGGAATGCATCACAGGCTTCAACGACAAGATCAAGAAGCAGTTCTATGGCGTCGTGCGGCCTATGAAGGACCCACAACGCTGGTCGAACAAGTATTTCAGCCAGGTCATGTATCTGCTGAACAGCAAGGCCAAGGGCGGTATTCTCGCCGAGCGCGGCGCATTTGATGACGATCGGCAGGCGGAAGAGTCTTGGGCAAAGTCTGACACCATTACGTGGCTAAAGTCTGGGTCTCTTTCTGGGCCGAATGCGAAAGTTACCTCCAAGCCTGAAAGCCAATTCCCGGCTGGCTTCTGGACCCTGTTTCAGGAGACCAAGGAAGCGATCAACGATGTAACCGGCCTATCGGCCGAATTCATCGGAACCCGCGAGGTCGATCAGGCTGGCGTTCTGGAATACCAGCGCAAGCAATCGTCCCTGAACCTGCTGGCGCCGCTGTTCAACAGCCTTCGGCGGTATCGCAAGCGCCAAGGTCGGATCATGCTCTATCTGATCCAGAACTTCCTCTCAGATGGGCGCCTCATCCGTATCGTCGGACAGGACAAGGCGCAATATGTGCCCCTGACGCGCGATAAGGTCGCAAACGCCGAATACGATATCATCGTGGATGATGCTCCGACCTCTCCGAACGAGAAGGAACGGACATGGCAGATTCTCATGCAGCTTATGCCGATCGTCAAGGATCAGGTCCCGCCTGACATGATGCTGCAACTGATGAAATATTCTCCGCTGCCGGCGTCTCTCGTCGATATGCTCATCAAGCTGGCGCAACAGAAGATGCAGCAGGAAGCACAGAATCCTCCACCAAACCCGCTACAGATGAAAATGCAGGCTGAGCAGCAGAAGCATCAGCTCACGCTAGCCGGAAAGCAGGTTGACTTGCAGGCCAAGCAGCAGAGCGCCCAGATTGATGCGCAGTCGCAGGGGCTTGATCTCTTCTACAAGCAGCAGCAGGCCGCGCTCGATCAGCAGACAGCGGAATTCCAACTGCTGTTGGATGTCCAAAAGCTCCAGATGCAGCAACAGCAAATGGAGATCGCGGCAAGACGCGCCCAGAACCAACAGACGCGCGCCGCCACGCAATAGCGGGGTCTATCCCGTTTTCGTTCGTCCATGGCGTTCATGGACTTCGTCAGCCCACGAGACGGGCAAGAGGTGAAAATGAGTGAAGCACTTGCAGACAGCCTATCGCCGGCTGAACAGGCTTTCTTTGATTCCAAGGGTGAGACCGCAATCCCGGTTGAAGGTGATGGCGGCGCTGCTGCCAATCCTGGCGGCACTGATCCGGTTGCCGAACAGGTCCCTGGGACAGATCAGACCGAAGGCGCCCAGCTTCGCGACGAGAAAGGCAAATTCGTCCCTCACGGTGCCTTCCACGAGGAGCGCACCAAGCGTCAGAACCTTGAGCGCCAGCTTGCCGAGATGCAGACGAAGCAGGCTGTTCTCGAAGATCGATGGAATACGATCCTCAAGGTTGGCGACAAGAAGGACGAGCCGGCTGCGCCACCGAACCCAGAAGAAGACATCTTCGGGTATGTGAAGTGGCAGGCCGACCAGCTCAAGCAGATCCAGTCCGAAAAGCAGGCCCGCGACGAGGCGGATCGGCAGCATCAGACGATGACGAAGCAGGAAGAGGCCATTTGGTCGACCTGGCAGCAGTCGCGCAACGAATATGCGCAGACAAACAAGGAATTTGATCAGGCGGCTACATGGCTCTCTGATTTTCGCATGAATCAGCTGAAGGCGCTTTCTGTCATCGACCCTCGCATGGGGAACGATGGCGCCCGCAACCAGCAGATCAATGAAGAGCTGAAGGCAATCGTCGTCGCTGCGCAGCAGCAGGGCCGAAGCCCTGCTGAACTCGTTCATCAGCTTGCCGTCAGTTACGGTTTCAAGCCAACGGCTGCGACCGATACGACTGACCCGAGCAAATCACTGGCAGCTCAGGTCGACAATCTCGGCAAGGCGCTGGAAGCCAGTCGCACATTGACCGCTTCTGGTGGAAAATCTGGCGCCGATCCGATGTCTGCAGAATCCATCGCCAATATGAGCGAGGGAGAATTTTCCGCCTGGATCAAGGATCCGGCGAACGAACGCCGTTTCCGACAGATCATGGGCGGATGACCTGAAATGACCGCGGCAGCCGGTTAAGCTGCCTTCGTCGTTCGGCGCGTCAGTCCGAAGCCCGAGAGGCCGGGGATAATACCTCTTCGCTCGCTCACAGCGTGAAGTGCAGCACCAAACCCGCAAAATCCAATCAGGAAAAGCACCATGTCTACAACGACCTATGGCGTCAACGACGCCCTGGCGAATAAGCTGTGGTCGAAATCTCTCGCGGTTGAGGTGTCCAAGGCAACAGCCATTGCGCCTCTCATCGGGACTTCGCAGAACAGCATTATTCAGCTCAAGAACGAAACGCAGAAGGCCTCCGGTGACAAAGTCACTTTCGGCCTTCGCACCCAACTTATCGGCGAAGGTGTTTCGGAAAACGAAACGCTGGAAGGCAACGAAGAGTCTCTGACGACTTATTCGGATTCCATCTTCATCAACGAGTTGGCCCACGCTGTCCGCGTCAAGAACGATCAGACGATCGACGCCCAGCGCGTGCCGTTCTCGCTTCGTGATGAAGCCAATTCCGGTCTGACCGACTGGTATGCCGACCGCATGTCGATGATGGCTTTCATCCAGTGGGGCGGCTACACCGCGCCGACGATGGACTTCGAAGGCCGCTCCGTCACGCTCTCCGCCAAGCATTGGGGCTACAACTCGCCGCTCGCACCGTCCGCCAACCGGATCATCCGGGCGGCTGCCGCTGCCAACGACGAAAGCCTGATCGCTGCCAATATCTTCACGCTCGATCTGATCGATAAGGCCGTGGAGAAGGCGAAGCTTGCCAACCCGAAGATCCGCCCGGTGCGCATCGACGGCGAAAACAAGTATGTCATGTATCTGCATACCACGCAGGTAACTGACCTTCGCACCAATACCTCCACCGGTCAGTGGCTCGACATAACTAAGGCCATCTACATGGGTTCGAAGCAGAAGAACCCGATCTACGATGGTTCGCTCGGCGAATACAATAACGTCATCCTGCGCGAAGCGGAACACGTTGTGCCTGGCGTGAATTCGGCCACCGGTGCGCAGATCAACACGGTTCGCCGTGCTGTCCTGCTCGGCGCGCAGTCTGCGGTTACCGCCTTCGGCATGAAGACGGCTCCGGAGAAGTACAAGCGCGTCGAAGAACTCTTCGACTACCAGCGCGAACTCGGCGTCTCGGTTCAGACGGTGCTCGGCATGAAGAAAACCCGTTTCAGCAACGGGGAAGACTTCGGCACGATCGTCGTTTCCACCTACGCCGCGCCGCACAACTAAGGAGGTCTGAAACATGGCTACTGACGTTCAAGGCACAACGGCGCGCCGTTACCACACCCAACAGACGCACTATCTTCGCAAGCGCGTCTCTTTCGACGATGCGAGCCTCGGCGGTATCGTCGGCATTCTGCCGGCGAATGCCATCATCCTTCGCGGCAATGTTTATGTGTTCACGGCCTTCAATGCCGGAACGCTGGATGTTGGCGCACAAGGGACCAGCGCGAACACCTTCGCTTCGGCTCTCGCTCTGGCGCAGGCAATCGTTCCTTTCGATGATCTCGCAATCGGCAATGCTCGGCGTGCGGCCGATACGACCGTGACGTTTGCCCGCTCGGCGACGGCTACGGCCGGCGAAGCGGAAATCATCGTGGAATACGTCGTCAAGAACTGACGCAAGAGGGGCGGGGAAACTCGCCCCATTTTCTCTTTTGAAAGGATGGGATCATGGCTGTTACTGGCATCAATTCTCAAAATCAGGATATGCGCCTTCTGGCGAAGGAATTGCTTATTGACGGATCGCCTGTTTCTGGCGCCGCTGTCACATGGGCGAATATTTCCGGCAAGCCTGCCGTCGTCGCTTCCGGGGTGGATGCCCCCACAGCACGCACATCGATTGGCCTCGGAACTTTGTCCACGCTCTCCACAATCACGAGCGCAGAAATAACGGACGGCACCATCGTCAATGCGGATATTGGTGCTTCCGCCGCGGTCGCACGCACGAAGCTCGCCGCACATGGCATTGTGTCATTGACGGATTCGTCTGGGGGCGCTTCTGGCGGCAACACGGTCCCGGCTGTCGCTGCCGCAACAGCGGCCACCACTGACACGTCGGCCGCGTCTCTGACCTCCACCAACGCGGCCATCACGGCCATCAAGAACGATATTGCCACGCTTGCAGCCAAGGTCAACGCGCTCCTGGCGGCCGTCTGATCATGCGGATCGATATGGACACTGATTGGAGCCTCATCAGCTTCGATCCTCCCAGCACGGCGGCTCCGGCTCCGGCAATACCTGCTCCAGATGTCCCGAAAGGGTGCTGCGCCAAATGCGGCAAGCATATTGGCAAAGGTCTCTACATTCACATGAAGGCCTGCGATGGACATCCTGAAAACGCTCACTGACCTCGGGTTTTCCAATGCGGCAATTTTGAACCCAGATCAGGGCCTCGCAAAAATCCGCACCGACAAGGGGTGGGTCTATCAGCGATTTGCGAATGAGCAAGAAATCGCTGCGTGGGCCAAGAATAGAAAGCCGGAGACGAACTGATGTCTATTACAGTCACCACCGGCGGCCCGATCTCATCCCTCTCGACAATCATTCCGAATGGGCCTCAGACCTTCGGAGATCTGGTGACGGCAATTGCCGATGAGATCGATGACACGACCGGCGAATATTCGGCTCAGATCGTCTCCTCGATTAGCTCAGCAATCCGATTCTGCGAGCGCAAGGTCTACTATTTCAACGAGACCCGCGACATTGTCTTCCCTACGGTTGACGGGCGGGAATGGTATGATGCCATCGACAATGCAGCCATCCCGACGCTCGTCCACATTGCTGTGGCATATCGCGAGGATTCGAACGGGCAACGCACATTTCTGAGCCGGGAAATGCCGGCTGATATCGAGGTCGTCGCAGATAATTCCGCCTCTCGCGGAGAGCCCTATTGCTGGACCTATTTCGGACAGCGCGTGCGCCTTTATCCCATTCCAGCCGCAGAGATTTACACGATCCGCCTTCAGGTTGGGCCATATCGTCTCGATCCATTGACCGATCAAAGCCAGTCGAATGCGTGGACGATGGAAGCTTTCGACATGATCAAGGCGCGTGCGAAATATGTCATCTACAAGGACATCATCAAAGATGCTTCGCTCGCTGCTGAAGCGCTGAATGATTTCAATGATCAGGAAAGCGCTCTAAAGGCGGAAACATCAAGCCGCAATGGTCGCGGCCGCATCATCGGGACTTGTTTCTGATGCTGGCGCCAATCGCTGAGTTTCGGCCTGACGTGGCTGACCTGAATTCGCCCTATACGGCCGACATTCGAAATGTCCTTTGCGCCGACGGATCCTATATTCCTGCTCCGCAGTTCGTCGGTGTTGCTGTGGCGCTTTTGGAGCGCCCGCTTGGCTATATCTCCATTCGAGCCATCAACGGCGACGTACTGACGTTTGCCGGCACTGCGACGAAGCTTTATTCCCTCGATAACACAACGCTGACGTGGGACGACATTTCGCAGGCACCATATAACGCCAATCCAGAGGCGCCATGGTCCTTCGGTCTCTTTGGCAACTTCGTGATCGCGGTCAATCTGAACGATGACCCACAGGTCTATGAGATCGGCGTTGATAGCGCGTTTCGTGATTTGGGAGGCTCGCCACCCCGCGCCGGCATGGTGCGGATCTGGGGTGATTTCGTTGCCCTAATGCAATTGACCGGCAATCCGAACAGAGCGCAATGGTCAGGTCTCAACGACTGTGAGTTTTGGACGCCAGGCGCGAACAACAGCGACTATCAGGATTTCCCCGACGGTGGAAAGGTGCAGACTTCATCAGAAGGCACAAACCCAACCATATTCTTGGAAAGCGCGATCCAGCGCGCGACCTTCGTTCCTGGATCAGCCGAGATTTTCACATTCCTCAAGATCCATGAAAAGCGCGGCGCCAAATCGGCGTTTTCGGTCGCTACACGCGGATCTTATGCCTTTTATGCGGATGAAGGCGGTTTCTTCCAGATTGATGTTGATGGCGGCCTTACGCCAATCGGCTTTGAGAAGGTGGACCGCACCGTCTTCAAGCGCCTGAATGTTAGCTCGATCGCCAAAATCCTTGGCGCCGTCGATCCGTTCTATTCCCGCGTTTATTGGGCGATCGACTTCAATGGCGACGACATTTTTGAGACGATCTATGTCTATGACTGGCAGATTGGCAAGTGGACCACGATGGATGCCAACGTGGTCGGGATTTTCCCTTATGCCACTCATGGGTATACGCTCGAAAGCCTTGATAGCATTTCGGACCTTGATTCCCTTCCTTTCTCTCTCGACAGCAAGGCATGGCAGGGGGGGGCGCCGCTCCTCGGCGGCTTCGGCACTGATTTCAGGCTCGGTTCGTTCTCGGGCACCAATCTTGAGGCGCTGATCACCACACAAGAAGCTGGGCAAACGACTGGGGCCGTGACGCGGACGAACAACTGTCAGCCTGTCGTCGATAGCTACAACGTTTTTGTGACGATCGGCGTCCGCATGCGCCGTTACAGCCTTGAGCCGATTGTCTGGCTCCCAGAGACTGCCCCGTCTTATGTCACCGGGCGCGTGAGGAAGCGGGCTCGAGGCCGATACTTCACCTATAAAATCCGCATACCGGCCGGTGAAGACTGGACCCACGTCAGCGGCATTGACATCGACACGACGGATTCGGGAACGCGATGAAGCTTGAACTGACATCGGAATGGCCGCTGGAAAAGATCGCAATTTATGGACCGCAGATCACGGCCGCCATGAAGAAGCTGATTGCCAAGTTCCCGGAAGACGCCACGCTTGGCAGCATGACGGCCGATATGTTGGCCGGTCATGTGCAACTCTGGCTCATGCTCGGCGATGAGGAAGAATTCAAGGGCATCGTTCTCACGGACATTCGCACCATCGAAGCCACCGGCCATAAAGCAGCGCGGATCGTCGGCGCAGCTGGAGAGGATGGCGTCGATCTATGCCCGCATGTGGAAGCGATAGAAAAGTGGGCTTGGGAAAAGGATTGCGAAAGCGTTCAGCCTGTTGGCCGTGAGGGGTGGAAAAAGCCTCTATCAAAGCTCGGCTATCGCGTCGATCGCGTCGTTTACAGGAAGGATAGGCCGTAATGGGCAGCACCACGTCAACACAGAAAACGGAGAGTGCGCCCCCGGCATGGTCGAAGCCTCTTTTCGAGCAATCTGCCAGCGAGGCGCAGAATATCTATGACTCTGGCGCGGGCGGGAACGTCTATCAAGGGAAGACGGTCGCGGGGCTCGGCAATACGACGCAAGGCGGAATTTCTGGCGTTCAGAACACGGTCAACAATCTTTCTGGAAGCACGGCAAGCGGGACAAATCTCGCTGATATGGCATCCGGTAACTATCTAAAGAGCGGGAATCCTTATTTCAATTCTGCGCTTCAAGGCCAGCTCGATAATACGGCGGCGCAGGTTCAAAGCCAGTTCTCCGGTTCCGGTCGATATGGCTCCGCAGCAAACACGAATGCCTTGACGACGCAACTCGGCAATATCCGCTCCGGCGCGCTAGCCAACCAGTTCAACCAAGACACATCGAACATGCTGGCAGCCAACAACCAGATCGATTCTTCGAACTCCGCCAACTATCAGAACAGGCTCGCCGGCAATCAGGCGGTCATAAACGCGGGCCAGCTACAGGATACCGCCAAGCAACAGCAGTTGACCTCAGATTACAACAAATGGACAGCCGAAGACATGCAGCCATGGACGCGCCTCGGCCTGTTGCAGAGCGCGGCGTCTGGGTCTGCCGGCAATTACGGCACGAATGTTCAGACATCGCAAACTCCGACAAACCCGCTCTCCATGATCGGTGGCGTCGGCTCTCTTGCGACGAAGGGGTAAGCAATGGCCTTCAATCTTCTCGACTTGTTTGGGCCTACGGCCGTCAACCGTCTTCTGGCGCCTGCGCAGAATACCAATGGCGTTCAGAACATGCTTTTGTCGCGCGATACGCCGCAAGACCCATCGGCAATGCCTGGCGCTGGTATGCCGCAGACTGCCGAAAATATCCCTGTTCCGTTGCCTCGTCCTTCTGAAGGCCCCGCATTGGACCCGTTAACCGTTGCCTCTGTTCAAGGTCCGGCGCCATCGCCAACGCAGGGCGTCCAGACTGCGCAGGCGCAGCAGCAGCCAAGCGGCATGTTTGGAAGCCTCTTCACGCCGGACCGCAAGGCTATGCTTAATGACTTCTTCCTCGGTTTGGCGGCCGGCGCCACGCCGCAACAGAGCTTGGCTCTTGGCGCGGCCTCTGTTGGTCAAGGATCGAAGGGGCGCAAGACCACGAACCAAACCGTTCAATGGCTAAAGGGCCGCGGTCTTGGCGATCAGGAAGCTGCATTCCTTGCCAACAATCCGGCCGGCCTTTCTGACTATCTGAAATCTGTCTATGCTGCCCAAAAGAACCAAGGCCTTCTCAACGTCGGCAAGGGAGCCACCCTTTATGATCCAGCGAGTGGAAAGTGGATCACCCCACCCGAAGGTGCTGCTGGATCAGCACAAGATGAATATGGTCTGAACCCGATTTATGGCAAGGACGCCGATGGAAACATTGTCGCTCTTCAGCCTGGAAAGCACGGCTCTGTCAATCAACTGAAATTCCCTGATGGCGTTACAATCACGCCGCCTGTGCAGCAAACTGATCTGGGGACTAGTGTCCAGTTTCGCGACAAGTTCGGGAACGTCATCGATGATCAGCAGAAGGACATTCGCGGAAAGGCTTCTCAAGAAGTTCTTGGCAAACAGGAGGGCGGAATGGAGGCGGCGGCTCCGGCCGATTATCAGTCAGCACAGAATGCTCTCGATACGATCGATACCATTCGAAAAGACCCCAATAAAGCATGGGGGACTGGCGCATCGTCATGGTTCAATAGCATCCCTGGCACTCCGGGCCGGGACTTTCAGAACAAAGTCAATGCGGCTAAATCCGGAGCATTCCTCACTGCTATTCAGCAGATGCGCGGCCTTGGGTCTCTTTCCGATGCAGAAGGCCAGTCGGCTACCAAGGCAGTCAACCGCCTTGATACAGCTACCTCCGAAGAGGAATTTAACAGTGCTCTGGATGATTATGAAAAGATCGTCAGGCAGGGACAAACCCGGGCCGCGTCAAGGATGAAGGGTGTTCAGCCCCCCGCGCCAGTTTCCGCCCCTGCAACTGCAAACACAACCTCTTCCGGCGTGAAATGGAGCATTGAACCATAATGGCAACGCTCAATATCAATGGTCAGCGCGTGAGTGTGGATGACAGCTTTTTGAAGATGTCGCCCGATCAGCAGAACGCGACAGTCGAAGAGATCACCAAGTCTCTTTCTCCGCCACAGCAGCCGCAAGACAGCGCTGTCGTTCCCGGTAACACGGATACGGGAATGGCGCGGCTGATCAAAGGGGATTCCGTAAATGATCAACCTCTTGTAGTCGGAAACGCGCCGCGTGTGGGTAGGCATCTATCTTTCGAAGAAGGCGCGACTCTCTTGGATCAAGAAGGCGCGCGCGGTGCAGCTTTAGCTGGCTCTAGCGCCTTTATTAATGGGATTCCTATCGTCGGACCCTATTTGCAATCCGGCATTCAAGGTGCGGCTACCGGGTTGAGGTCTATTATTGATGGTGAACCATACGCTGATGTAAAAAAGCGCGTAGATCTGGCTACCCAAGGCGCTCAAGAGCAGCATCCGAATATTACGACCACAGGACAGATTGCCGGTGCCGTTGTCCCAATGATCGGAATCGGTGCCACGCAAGCCGGAGCGCAGGCTCTAGGGATCACAGGTAAAAATCTGGGCGCTCGTGCCTTGGCCTCCGGTCTCTCAAATTTTGGAATTTCAAGCGCAGATACCCTCGCACGAGGAGGATCAGCAGATTCCGCCGTTGGAAGCGGTGTTGTTGGCGGGACAATTGGAGCAGCCGTTCCAATTGTGGGTTCTGGCATAAAAGCCGGCATCGGCGCCGTGGCGGATCGTTTCGCGCCGACTATTCGAGCGCTCATCAGCCCGGATGAGGAAGCCGCAAGACGCGTCGGTGTCGCGATGTCGCGCGATGCAGCCGGGAACCCGACACAGCTACTTTCACCTACTGATGAGGTTGTTGCCCAACAAACTGCCGTTCCTCTTGTCAACGCTGATCGAGGTGGCGACGTCACGCGGGCGCTTGTCCGTTCCGTCGCCAACCAGTCACCAGAGGCGAGGGCAACGATCACCAAAGTTGCAGATGATCGTTTTGGCTCACAAAGCCAAAGGGCAGTAGATTTTGTGCGCAGCGTCGCGGGCGGCAATGCCGATGATTTGGCGTATCAGGATATGCTTCGTCAAACTGCTCAAGCCGCCAATAAGCCTGCTTATGATGCAGCGTTCTCCAACCCTGCTGCACAGGCCCTTTATACTCCACGCCTGCAACAATTGATGCAGTCACCATCTTTCCGTTCGGCAGTAGCAAAGGTTCCAGCGCGTTCAGCCGATCGTGGCGCCGTTCAAGGTTTCCAGGAGTTGGGCAATCCCTTCTCTGTCAACAGCCAGGGAAATTATGTCTTGCGGCAAAGTGCGGACGGCAAGCTCGTAACTCCGACACTTCAGTTCTGGGATCAAGTAAAGCGCAATCTTGACTCGCAGATTGGTGTGGCAAAGCGCGCCGGCGATAATACACGCGTCAGCGATCTTATGGGGCTGAAAAGCACGATGGTCGGCGAACTCGACAGCGCAGTGCCTGCATATCAAACAGCCCGGCAAGGCGCGGCTGGTTTCTTTGGCGCGGAAGACGCGCTGGATGCCGGACGAAAATTTGCCGATACTCCTCGCCTTGTTCCAGAAGCGCAACGTGCATTTTCTGCATTCTCCCCCGCTGAAAAACAGGCGTTCTCAACGGGATACGCCTCTTCATTAATCGACAAGATCCGCGCCTCCGGAGACCGCACGAATGTGATTAACGCTACATTCAAAAGTCAAGCGGCCCGAGATAGCATGAATATGGTCTTCGGTCCGAAGAAAGCGCAGCAAATCGAAGCCTATGTCCGCGTCGAAGATCTTGCGGATAAGCTTCGCGGTTCTCTTGGCAATTCCACAACAGCCCGCCAGTTGGTGGAATTGGGAATTGGCGCTGGCGTTGGTGGAGGAGCTGGGTATGGCCTGACGGGCGATTGGAAGGGCGCTGCCATTGGCGCTATTGCTCCGAAAGCCATTAAATATGTCGGGGCAAAAGCTGATACGCAGGTAATGCAGTCTATGGCAAAACTGCTAACGCAGGATAATCCCGGGTCGCTTAAAATTGCTGCCCAGATTGCGGCAAAACAACCGGCATATATGGACGCCCTGGATAAACTCGGGGCGGTTCTTGCCGCCCCAGCTCGTGGCATGGCTATTCAGCACAATTAATAAAGAAGACCGCCAAGAGAAAGAACAAAATGTCCGATTTGCTCGGCATAGTGTGCTTTTAAGTACGATCCGATAGGTAGAAAAATCGCCGCGGCGATTAGATAGCTAACGAACGTGATGATTGCGTCGGCGCTTGGAAGTTTTCGCCGTTCGTTTGGATCGTGATCGATGGTTTTCATGGCCACAAACATAGTCGTCATCTGAGTTTCTTTCAATAAGCAGATCATGGGCGGTTCTTCGGAGCCGCCTTTTTTCATGGAGGCTTCATGGCCGACGATCTCATGAGTATCCTTGCAGATGCGGCTCAACGGGCGCGCCTGCCTGCTGGGATGAGGAATAACAATCCCGGCAATATCAAGTATGTCGGGCAAAAAATACCGGGAATTGTCGGGCCATCAGTCAATACTGACCAAGGCGATCCGCAAGCCGTCTTTGATAGCCCTGAATCCGGCATGCGGGCAATGTATTCACTGCTCGATAAGAAGTATGCGGGTGGGAAGACAACGCCCAATGCCATTATCGCCGGCAACATGGGGTGGACGCCTGGAAACTATCAGGCGGCGATAAATGTGGCGCGAAACGCCGGTATCGGACCTGATGATGATATCGGGATGAATGATCCGTCCAAGGCCGCGCGCTTCATGCATGGCCTTATCCTTCAGGAGCATGGAAACTCTGGAAATCTTTATCCGGAAAGCATGATTGCCTCTGCGATCGGCGGAGCGCCTGCATCTTCCCCGCAGCTCGGTTCACAGCCTCAACAGGCGTCTCCGGTCGCTATGGGCTCCATCGGTCCAACTCAGGCGCCGCAACACCAATCCGCCGTTGGTCGATTGTTCAACCCGCAGAACGAGCAGGATCAGCAGCGTTCATTCGCAGAGAGGCTATTCACGGCCCCGGCGCAGGATCAGCAACAGGCAGGTGTCCCGCAGTCCGTCCAAGATGCAGCGAGCGGCGGCGGCAAAGAGAAGTCGCCTATGGCCAATCTCTTCGGATCCCTCGCGCTCGCCCAGCAGCAACAGCAAAAGCCACAATTCTCGCCGGTGCAGATCCAAGGGCCATCGGCTGATCAAGCCAATGCCCTCGCCAACTTCCTTCAAACGCTTCGAAGCAGGACCGCATAATGACCAGCATCTTCGATTGGAGCCTGGACGCAGCGTCGAACGCAACTGCAGACGCCTCGATCAACTGGCAGGAGGGTCAACCGCCTTCCACCGTGAACAATAGCGCACGCGTCATGATGCAGCGCGTGAAGGAATTGCTCAACGACTGGAGTGGCATTCCTGCGGCTACTGGAACGGCCAATGACCTGACTTTGACATTGGCGAGCCAAATTTCGGCCTATGCCGCCGGCCAGCGCGTTACCTTCACGGCTACGGCTACCAACACGAACATCATGACGATGAACGTAAACGCCGTAGGGGGAAAGCCTATCAGGAAATTTACCCAGAGCGGAGAGAAGGCTGTTGATGCTGGGAATGTTGTAGCAGGCAATATTTATGAGGCTGTCTATGTCCCGGCTCTAAATTCGGCTGCGGGCGCGTGGCTTCTCCTCAATCCGACGCAGCCAACGACGGTCCCTGTCGGGACCATCATCACTATGGCGTCAAGAACTGTTCCGGCTGGATTCTTGCCACTGGTAGGTGGCGTATATTCTCGCGCAGATTATTCTGATTTGTGGGCTCATGCTCAAGTAAGCAATAACATGTCTGCCAGCGATGTAATCTGGCAATCAAATTCGCAGTGGGGGCGATATTCTCCCGGCGATGGCTCTACGAATTTTCGGGTTCCAGATACCAGAGGCATGTTCATTCGTGGATTTGATGCTGGAAAGGGTGTCGACGTAGGGCGCTTGGTCGGTCTCCATCAGGATAGCCAGAACATTGCTCATTTGCATGACGTGAACGATCCTCTCCACACACACCTATGGGGAAACGGGGCGCAAGGATTTGGGCTGACACCAGGTAATTGGGGGGCCTACTCCCAAGGTGGAAGCGGCAATCTATCAACCACGGCATCGGCGACTGGCATTTCTATTCAGTCGTCAGGCGGCAGTGAAGCGCGTCCCCGCAACATCGCGTTGCTGATGTACCTGAAATACTGACATGGACAAATTTCCCATCGATGCGATCGGGCAGGTAACTGACCCGACGAAGCTCCGTGTCGTGATCTTCATCAATGGGCGCCTCGTGCATGCCCCTCGAGATGAACTGATCAAGGATCTCCTTCAACAAATTGCTGACTTGCAAGACCGCGTCACCGCATTGGAGAGCGCATAATGGTAAACGTTGCCTATCATACTCATACCTTTGATATTCCAACGGCAAGCGTGGCCGAAGCCGCTGCGGGGGCTAATGATACCAAGGCAATGACGGCTCTCGGTACCGCTGCGGCCATTGCTACTCAAGCGGCAACTATCCAGCAGGGCATAAATGCTGATAACGCTCTTGCCATAGCGGAAACCGCAGCACAACAAGCGGCAAATCTCTCTGACATAGCAAGCCCGCAAGCGGCTATGCTAAATCTCGGTCTAAGCACATACTCTGTCGGGAATTATGGATCGATCACGCCAGGCGACAACTCGGCTATCATAAATGCGGCTATCAATGCGGCGAATACGGCCGGCGGCGGCGTTGTTCTTCTTCCTGTCGGAACAACGCCAGCATCGTCTATCATCCTGAAGGACAATGTCCGGCTTGTGCCGGCGGGGCGCGGATCCTCGCTTCTAAATATCGGAACAGACCCGTATTTTCTGAGGGCTGAGGGCTCACTCGGCGGTAGCGTATCTTTGACCGCAGACGCCGATGCGGGAGATAACATTGTCATCATCTCCAGCACCTCTGGTCTTTCTGCTGACGGCTATTTCCTGATCTCCGATAACTATTCCTACGCATCGACCGATGCCAACTACAAGTCTGGGGAAATCGTTCAAATCAAGTCGGTCGACAGCCCAACGCAGCTTACCATTTTTGGAACACTAAGCGGGTCAATGGCGACGGGCGGAAGCTATACCGTGGCGAACTCGGCGAAGATCCAGCCAATCTCGCCTATCCTTTCGCCCATTGTGGAGGATGTCGAATTCCTTGGTGACAAGGCAGCTCTAACAACGGCTATCCATTCGGTATATGCGCTCGACGGAAGATTTAGCCCTCGCGTCCAGCACTATGGAAATATTGGCCTCCTAGTTCGCGGGGCTATAAATGGTGAAGCTGATAGTTGCTTTTTCGATGACCTGACCGACGATGTCGCGAACGGTCATGCTGGCTATGGCGTTTGCATCGCTGGGCCATCCATGGGGTTTCGCGTCCATGATATCACGGCGAGACGTTGCCGCCATGGCATAACGACAATTGGCGGGGTGACAGGATACCCGCACGATCTCCTTGTCTCTGACTTTATCGCAATCGATACGTCTCAGGCTGGTTTTGATTGCCATAACTCTGTCGATGGCATGACGTTGAATGATTGCTGGTCCATCCGTTCCGGCGGGGCAGGGGCGACGATCAGAGGGCGGAATGTCACTCTCCGAAACTTCCGCTCACAGAAGTCTGCGTCACATGGGGTCTATCTGGCGGAAGATGGCGTTAGCAATGTCACACTGTCTAAGGTCGAGATCGAAGACCCGGGCGGCCACGGCGTCGCAAGTAGCGTCTCCTGCACCAATTTGAGATTGACTGGCGTCGACATCTACAGAGCGGCGCTTGATGGCGTTCATCTCTTTGACACGGCAACATACGACAGCACTGGCCTTGTTATGAGGCAGGTCAGTGTTCTGGGGTACGGCTTGGGAACGACCTTGGCCAACGGTATCGTCACCACTGGATCAGTTACTACGACCGGAGCTATTATTGAAGGGTGTCTGGTTGCTCCTTTAACCGGATCTGCGGCTTATGGCATCCGTACCCTTGCGTTGACCGGGAGTGCCGTGATCGACAATAAGGCATCCGGGACGTTCTCATCTGCGGCGTTCAGTCTCGGTGCAAACATAGACCTTGGCAACAAACGAATCGATGGATCGGTTCCGCAGGTCAGACTTGACAGCACTACGTCGGCTGTCCGTGCAACAGGCCCAAGCACAAACCATGATCTTCTCCTTTTACCACAAGGGACCGGCGGAGTTGTTCGCTTCGGAACGTTTGCTTCGGAAGCAGACACTCCGATCGTAGGCTCGGTATCCATTAAAACGGCTGATGGCGTTGTTCATAAGCTGGCGACAATATCGTGATGCTGAACGTTGAGCCGCGACTTGGTGACAATAACGAAGGTTCATATCTGATTGGCATTGCCTAGGCTCGCTCATGCGGGCCTTTTTATTTTCCAAGGACATCCCATGAAACCGAAACTCGTGCGCCAGCCCGGGCGCGTTCTCGCGTGGTCTCTTTCCATGTGGTGCGTCTACCTCTCCGGGCTGCTCCAGATCGTTCCGTACGCCCTCCCTTATCTCGATGGCTACATTCCACGTTGGGCTTCCCTCGTCGCCCTGCTGGCCTCTCCGATCGGCGCCATCATCTATCAAGGAAACCTTCATGCCGATAAAAATTAGCCCTAAGAAGGGCGGCACGGCTGCGGTCGCCGCAGGCATCGCAATGGCCGTCACGACGTTAGCCGCGCCATCTGAGGGCTTCTATGGCTACGTCTATAAAGACCCGGTCGGGATATTGACCTACTGCTACGGCGAGACACAGAATGCCAAGGATATGAAGGGGCGCACCTTCAGCCAGCAAGAATGCATGGATCTTCTCAAGGTCCGCATGGCTCACTACGAGCAGGGTAATGCAAAGTGCGTTCCGGGCTATGAGAACCTGTCGCCATATGTCCAGATGGCGTTCAACGACTTTAGCTACAACCTCGGGAACGGTGCGTTCTGCCAGTCATCAGCCGCAACCTATCTGCGCGCCGGCAATGTTCGTGCCGCCTGTGGACGGATCACGCTTTACAACAAGGCTCGGAAGAACGGGGTTCTCGTGGAGCTTCCTGGCCTGACGAAGCGCCGCGCGCTTGAGCAGATGTACTGCTTGAAGGGGGCGTGATGTTCGGATTCGGGATATTCGATTACGCAAAAATAATCGGTGGTGTCGCGATCGGCGCGGCTCTCGTCTTTTACCCGGCTCGCTGGATTGGCCAAGGCGAAGGAAAACAGATGGCGGCGACAGCTGCTCTTACAAAATCCGTGACGCTTCTCCGCGAAAGGAATGTGGTCAATGATCAGGTCTCTACTTCTGATGCTGCCGCTTTGTGCTCTGATTTCGGGCTGTCAGACGCCGACGCCACAGAATGCATGCGACGGTTGGCAGAAGCTACAGCCGAGCCTGGCAACGTCGGTAACAATCCTCCAAACGGATCGGCCGTTTGCCAACCAGGTCGCGGCCCACAATAAATTCGGCCAATCGCAGAAATGCTGGTAGCGCGATCATGTTGTCAAAATCGGCAAGCCTTATTTTCTTCCTGCTCTTGGCCGGCACCCTCGCATGCGCGATCACTGCCGGCTTGATGTCTATTCCCCACTGAAAGAATCTCCGCATGGCGCCTGCCGACGACAACTACATCCACCAGCAAATAGGCTCTCTCGCTGCAAAGGTCGATATGCTGATCGAGGCGACGCGCCGATCTGAAGAGAAGTCAGACGTGAGTAGGGCCTCTATGCATAGACGCATGGATGAAGTCGTGGACCGGGTTGCCAAGGTCGAGAATACAACGTCTGCCGTTCAGGAGGATGTGAAGGAAATGCGGCCCGTGACCGATGATGTGAAGCGATGGAAGCTCATGGGTCTTGGCGCGCTCGGTATGATCGGGATCGCCGGCATGGCGCTGGGGGTGTCATTTGCTGATGCGCTTAAGAGGATTGCTGCAATTGTTCTCGGAAGGTAAGACCGACCATTTCAAATTTGATAATGATATCAATGGGACGATATCTGGTCCCACCCATCTCTAAGTCGTTGATTTTGGCCAAATCTCGTATAACTGCAGGGGTCGCCAAACCACATTGTAACTAATTGATTTTCCTATAGGTGCGACCGGGTAGGGTCGAAGGTGCGACCTACATTCTGTTCGACAGGCGTTCCGACGCGCCTCGCGCGAGCTTTTTCTT